CGCCTGGTGCCACCGTCCCGAGGCAACAGACCGAGGTTCATCATCGAGAACTGCAACGAGTCCCGGCCGTAGTAATCGAGGTCCGCCTGAATTTGCTCCGGCGTGATGATGCCTCGATACGGATTCGTGCCCTTGGGAAACTTCGCATTCGGCGTGTCGTACCCACACAGCTGGACAGCCACGCCACCGGGCGCCCGCGTTCTCCAGGTGCGAGTCTTTTCGAGGTACTCAAGCCCCTCCCAGCCGCCGATTGAGGGATGCGGCTCGCAGACCACACCCAACGCGTCGTTTCGGTCCTTGGGGTTACCCATCGCGATCAGCTTGAACTCGGGGTTCTTGCGAAGGTTGGCCACCGAGTCCAGGAAACCGCGCCCCATCAGTGAGGCTTCGTCCGCGATCAACATCACGCGATCGTTTTTCAATCCGACGTAGTTCGAGAGGCCGACAAAGGTGCCGCCCACCTTGCACGCCACACCGATGATGCCGTCTCGAAAGTCCTGCGCTTCGGCATCTTCATCCGAACTGGTCAGGATGAACCGGCTTTCAATCACGCGGCCCGGGAGCCACTCGCGACGTTCCTTGGCTTTGTTGTGAAGCTCTTTGATCGAGCCCCAGATTCGCAGCTGGAGACCCTCACGCGTCGTTGACGACATGATGATCGAGGTGCCCTTCGGCCAGATGTAGAACGTGCAGAGCCCGAACCCAGCGGAGTCATAGGTCTTCCCTGAGGATCCCGGCCCCATGACGCCCACCTCCTGGTTTTCGACGAACTCCCGAATCAGGAGATCAGACCAGTCGTGCCAGTCGAAGTGCGGCCAGAGCGCAGTCATTGCTTGGCGGAAGTGGTAATACTTGCCCTGACCGTACTTCACGCCGGCGTTGTGAATGTACCCGCCACGACGCACCATTTCAGCCTCGATCAGGAAGCGGTCTTTTGTACGCCACGGTATGGACAAGTAATCGGGGCTTTCATTCATCTTGCGGGAATCCTGCGATGGCCTTTCAATGGGTTCAAGCGTCATGGTCGCCGAAAAGAATCGCGTGGTTGACGGCCTGCTCACCTCTGAAGGGGGTGTAGATAGCGGGTTCTCTCCGTCATTGATTCAACCCAACCAACTGGCTTGGGCGGTGAACACGACTGTCCGTGGAGGTTTTCCCAAGGCGCGGCCGGGGATCTGGTTGAAAGGGTTGACGTTCCCGGACGTCACCGAGGTTTACCAGAATGGGTACTACAACGCGGCCGTCAAAAAAGCGTTCACGGAGGGCTTCTTTCAGGGCTGCGGGACCTACATTTCCGACAACGAAAAACCCTACCTGATGGCCGCAATCGGTGGGAAAATTTTCCAGATAGACATATCCGCTGGATTTCTGGTTCAGGACCTGACTCCGATTGGATTCCAATTCACGGTCAACACCAGAGGCCGGGTCTCAAACGTCGCTACCTACGTTTGCGCTGCACCCCACGGGCTCGCCGCTGGAATGGTCGTGCGACTCCCGGAGCCTGTTGGCGCATCGTTCCCTGAAGGATTCTTTGGGGACTTCGTAGTCGATAGCGTGCCTTCGCCGACGACTTTCACGGTGTACAACCCCGGAGTGGATGCAGGACCACTGCTTGGACCATTGTTCTTCGGGTACAAAATGGAGACGGAAAGCCCAACGGCTGACCACGTGTTTTTCCAGCAGGCCGAAAACTGGTTGGTTGTCCAAGACCAGCAGAGCCCACCGTATCTTTACAACGGCGGGTCATTGAGGCGCGCAACTGGAGAAGAGGTTCCAATCGGAGGCCCGATGGCTTACGGAAAGGGACGTTTGTGGGTTGCCAATGGATCAGAATACTACGGCGGCGATCTGGTGTACGGCGATCCGGCCTATGGGCGCGACAGCGTCATTCGATTCACCGAGAACACATTCCTCAATGAAGGCGGCGCCTTTGCCGTCTCCAATGGCCCGATCACCGGATTGGCGTTCGGCGCCAACTTGGACACGTCACTGGGAGATGGCGACCTGTTGGTATTCACCCCGACTGCGACCTACGCGTTCAATGCTCCAGTGGACCGCGACGTTTGGAAGGATCTCGATTATCCGATCCAGCGATTCGCGCTGTTGAACTTCGGATCGTTCAACCATGAGTCGATCGTCCCGGTCAATGGCGACCTGTTCTTCCGAGCGCAGGACGGCATTCGGTCGTTGATCTACGCCAGGCGCGATTTCACCGAATGGGGAAACACCCCTATTAGCCGGCAGGTTGTGCGGGCCTTGGCCTACGACACGGAGTTTTATCTGAAGGCTGCTAGCTCCGTGAACTTCGACAACCGGATGCTGATGACCATACAGCCGCAGAAGGTAAACGGTCGCGGCATCGTTCATCGTGGATTGGTTGTGATGGATTTCGACTTGGTTTCCGGAATGGGCCGGAAGCTGCCTCCCGCTTGGGAAGGCGTCTGGACGGGTGCTGACATTCTCCAGATGGTGACGGTTCGGGTTCAGAAATCGGAACGCTGCTTCTTTTTCGGGCTGAATCAGGGAAAGATCGGCCTTTACGAGGTTACCCGCACTGGTCAGTTTGATTTCGATGGGTTCGATGATTTTCCGATCGAGTGGATCGTTGAAACACGCTCACTCACGTTTGCCGAGCCTGCCAACAAGAAGCGCCTGATGAGCGCCGAACAGTGGTACGATCAGGTCATGGGCAACATCGAAGCCAAGGTCTACTTCAAGGCCAACGAGGGCGAGTGCTGGCATCCGTGGGCCGAGATCAAAGACTGCGCGAAATACCGCAACTGCGAGCCTGGTGAGGTTTCGTGCCCGCCGGCGGTGATCAACTGCCAAGAGGTCAAATACTACCAGCCGCCCGCCCGATCGCGCATTGCCCTGCCACAACCGCCCGACAAGTGCGACGTGCAGACCGGCGGTTTCACTCGCGATGGCTACGAATTCCAGCTGCGTTATGTGAACACCGGCAGGTTTCGCTTGAAGCGAATTGCCATGGTTGCCCAACGTCTCCAGGAGGACATCTACGGCGATCTCAGCCGGGTGGCCTGCCCGTTACTCTCTGCCTAGTATGCCCTCTTCAAACCCAGTTGATTACGGAGCGGATCCCTGCGGGCTACGAAACAGCGCGTGGGCGATCAACGAATGCTTGCTCGCAGCTGGTCGGTGCGATTTCCCAGCCGGCACGTTTCTGCTGGGGTCGAGTCCGGGGGCGAAGATCATCAATCGAATCCGGACTGGTGGCGTGGCGACATTCAACACGTCCACGCCGCACGGGCTTATTGCTAACGAAAAAATCACGCTTTACGGGTTTTCCGATTCAACCTTCAACGGAACAGGCGCCAGCCAGTTGGGCTTTCAGGTTGTTTCGATCATCAACCCCACTCGATTCACGGCAGCAGTTCCCGGCGCCGACACTGGTTTGGTCACTGAAGACGGCTGGATCAACCTAATCGGAGGCGGATACACATCTTCGTTGGTTCTCGGCTACGGACTTGCGATCGACAACGTCGAGTTTGTTGGAAAAGGCATCGGGCAAACGACGCTGAAGTTTGCAAACCATACGTCAACCAAGCGACTCGATACCTACGGATTCAACATCCAGATGATCAAGACGCTGGGGAATTATCCCGGCAATGGCGCGGTTGGAGGTGTTGGAGCATACCCGGGCCGCCCTGTGGATGCGACGAATTGCAAGAACACGCTGATTCAAGGCATCACGTTCGACGGCAACTACACGAACAACTCGGTTGCTGACATCGCAATTACATCCGTTTCAAGGACCGCTGGAGTAAACACGTACACGACCGCTTACCCGCATTTCATAACTGCGGGGGCAACTCCATCGTATGTCCCTCCCGTCGTTCCGTCCCCGTACACTAATGTCAGTGAAATTAATCAGTACATTTCAAATGTAACTATTGGTGGAGTCAGTGACATAAGTTTTAATGGGTACGGTTATGTTCAAAACATAACACAACAAACATTCCAGAGAGATTTTCGAGCGGTAATCATCGGCGGAAGGAACAACGGTTTTGCTGACATCTACACCAAGCACCCGCAATGGAACTTTGGTTTTACGCTTGGTGATACCGTTGTGATTACGGGGATGACTGACCCGGCCTTCAATGGCACAAAAACGGTCGCTGGATTCCTTCCGGGTGGTCAGGAGTTTTATTGTTCTCGCATTACCGCGCCAATAACGCTGCCTGCTCAAAACGGACGCGTCTACTCTCCAACCTACTACCCCGACGTTCCGGCTACCGCGCAAACGACCGCAGGAGTCAACTCCTCCTACACGGTCGCTGGCATCAATCATCGCGGTGAAAACGCGGTGTTCCGTGACAACCAGTTTTACGACTTCGGCGTTGGTATCGCAGATGCCGAGACGTTCATTGCCCTTTCGTTCCTACCGATGACGGTGAACACGGAGACGCAGGGTGCGAGGGTGATCAACAACAAATTCGGATACCAAGGCCGAAACTCGATTCAAAGCGTTCTCTATCCCGGCAACGCAGAGGCCAACACCCAGTGCGCGATCGGCGGCTTTTCGAGCCTTGTGAACCCGATCAACGTGGTTTCCCGATCCGCTGGCGTGGCCACGTACACCTGCGTGATGAAGCACACGTTGCGGGTGGGGGATGTGGTGCCGGTGACGATGGGGAACTACGTCTTTGGAATTGTCTCTGCTCAGCGGCAATCGAATGTCGTTACGTTTACAACATCGCAAAAGCATTTCCTTGCACCTGGAAACACCGTTTCGGTTGATGTAAGCGACAACTCGTTCGACGGATCTTTTGCGGTCGTGAACGTAATCAATGACTTGACGTTCACTGTTGCCCAGGTGGGGGTTGATGTTTTTCCGGCAATCGTGGTGAACGGATACGGTGTTGTAAATCTGGCGCTCTCTGGATCGTTGACGGTCGTATCAACGCCAGATTCTTACCGATTTACTGCAAATATCGCTGGAAACAACATCTCCCCAGGAGCTTACATCGACGGAAGCGTCGAAATGCTTCGCAGCCAGCGGATCCTTGCAGCTGGATGCACCTTCGAGCGCAACGAGGTTCGCGGAGGACCAAACAAGGTCAACCAGCAGAGTCCAGTTCATGCTATCACCGTTCGAGAGACGTTAAACGCCGAGGTTCGCTACAACAATTTCGACGGGTTTACTGGAACCTGCTTCTACGTTGATTCGTACCAGCACTTTGGAACGCGTATTCACAACAACTCAGCGTTGGAGATTTGCGCGTTCATAGCGTTAACCGTGCAGGATTGGTATGAGTTGATCGGGCCGTTGACAGCGAATCCGAATCCGTATTCCACATTGATTTCAGCACACCGCGACATGGTTGTTGAAAACAATGACGTGTTACTTCAAGGGCCGGGAACTTGGTATTACCAGACGGCTTTCGATCCGCTCGACGCTGCGTTTATCGTCCTGAATCACGACGTTGACCGCAGCAAGTGGTACTACCCGACGGACTACCAGATTCCGATCAACCCCCCGTTGGCGTCTCCGGCAGGTGCGTCAAGAGATGGGAGCGGCATTTCAACATTTACAACGCAATCGGCGCACGAACTTCAAGTTGGAATGGAAGTTTCTGTGGTTGGAGTTGCTGACGGAACATTCAATGGCGTTTTTACGGTTCTTACCGTACCAGCTGCAAATCAGTTCACGGTTACAAATCCAGGTGCAGTCACCGCATCTGCGGGCGGCTTCGTTGGCATTAACCTCCCGGTGAAATTCCCCTGGGAAATGCTGCCCATCGCCTACCAGCGGACATCAAACGTCGCGACGTTCACCACGAACAAGGCGCATCACCTGTCCATCGGGGATCACGTGACGACCGAGGGTTTCCTCAACACCAGCTTCAACGACGAAAACATCGTCACTGGAACGCCGACCCCGACCACGTTCACCTGCGCAAATGTCGGCCCGGACGTGGCGTTTACATCGGCAACCGGCAACTTTTTCCGGTACGTCAGCAACGTCCAGATCACGTGCAACACTGTGCGTCGTTTGAGCGGGCAGGATCTTGTTCGCAACAACGGCGGCCGGTTTGGCGCATCGTTCCTGGCTGGACGGCCAGACCGGTGCGTTGCGCCGCTGGATCAATTTTTCTATTTCGATTGCCCGGGAGGGTGTCTCGATCTTCAATGCGACCCCGGCCCGTGTAAGCCAGACGATTACAGCTACCGAATCTAGCCATGCCAACGATTGACATCACAGCTGGAGAGCTTCCCCCTCCCCAGTGCTACGCCAGCGAACAAGATCGGCTGGAGGCGTATGCGGCCGCATTGATTGCTCAGCAGACGGTCGCGCCAGAGTGGGAAGCTAACGCGGTTTCCCCGCCCGCAGGATCCCCGCTTTATTGGCTCAGGCTTGATGCCAACGCAAACCCCATCGAGATCCTGAAGTACAGCACCACGGCCCCGGCCGGCTGGGCGCGGGTTCAGACGCAGTTTACATACGGCGTCGGTGGCGGTGCAGCCAACGCCTACACGGTGACGCTGAGTCCCACTTCGCCAGGTGTGAATCAGGCTTATCGAACCGGTGTCTGCTACGCGTTTGTTGCGAACGCTCCGAACACGGGCGCCACTACGGTCGCTGTCGATGGGCTCGCGGCGAAGGCGGTTACCAAGTTTGGCACCATTCCGCTGGTCGCCAACGACATCGTAGCAAACCAGATGTGCGTCGTCGTGTACGACGGAACGCAGTTTCAGCTACTGAACCCTGGATTAAACGTTGGGACCGCAAATATCGCTCCTGGAACCAATCGCCAGTTTCTTCGGACCAACTCGACTCCAGCGACGGTTTGGGAGTCTGGATACATTACGCCGGTCGCAAGCTATCAGGCGATTCCGGCGGCGGGTTCTGCGGTTACGTTCACACACGGCCTCGGAGTTGACCCGTTGACTTGGGATGTCGGAATTATCTGCACCGACGCAGGTGGTGATGCGACGTATGCCTTGAATGATTACATACCGGTTGGAAGCATAATGCGAACTGACCCTTCAGAAACGGACCATCGCATTACTTCGTATTCAAATTCTACTGTGATCGGAATGGTTCGAGGCAGCGTAGTTTCAGGTATTTACGTGAACGGAAAAACCACCGGAGTTTTGACCGCGATCGACGTAGCCAAATGGAAAGTCATGGCCCGAGCCATCCGCTAACATGAGAAAAACCCTCGCCCAAGCCAAGAACTCCACGATCGCACAGGCTGTTGGTCTGGCCACCTGCGACGAGCGTTTCGTCCAGCTGCTGAACGAGGCTCAAGCGCGGCTTGCCGACATGGGCAAGTGGTGGGGCACGTACAAGAAGCTCCGCGTCTGCATCACTTGGCCTCGCGAGGTTAAGACGATCGAGGCGATGAACGTCTGCGGGTACAACATCCCGATCCAGAACCAGTGGTACGAGTTCCAGACCGACGAACGGGCGCCGCGCACCGGTTGCGGCCGTGAGGGCTGCGAGCAAGACCAGCTGTTGGATCGCGGTATGGTGACCCAGTTTCGGGACTCAGTAGGCAGCTGCAAGTTCCGGGTGTACCCGTCTCTGACGGCCGATGCCGGCAAACGTATCCTGCTTCAGGGCATAGATCCCGTGACCAACGAGGAGATCCGCACGCTGGATACGGTGAGCGGCGAGTACGTCTGGGGCGAGTACGTCACGTTGCCGAACCCTGCTATCACGCCGTTCGTTGAGACTACGAACCTGTTTAAGCAGCCTGGTCTCAATGGTGCCCAGAAGCCGCTGACTCAAGGACGCGTCACGATCGTGGCCTACAACCCTACCACGACGATTTCTACACAGGTGGCCGTCTGGGGTCCCAGCGAAGAAAACCCCGAGTACCGCCGGACCTACCTGATCGGGATGCCCGAGGTCTGCGGTGGAACCTCTGGGTGCAACGCGCAAGCGGAGAATGATTGCATCGACCACGGCGACGGATGCGTGCCTCCAGATGAGGAATGCACCAACACGGTAGTCGAGGCGATCGTGCGTCTGGAGTTCATCCCGGCCATCGTTGACTCCGATTGGCTGTTCATCGGCAATCTCCAGGCGATCAAGCACATGATGAAGGCCATCCAGAAGGAGGACCGGAATCAATACACCGAGGCTGAGCGCGAGATCCAGTTGTCACTGCGATCCCTCAGAAACGAACTCGAGGCCTACAGCCCCAACGAGCGCAGCGTGATCAACGTGCAGCCGTTCGGATCGGCCAAGACTGAATTCATCTTCGGTGGATTTATCTGATGACCGAAGAGCTTCCAGTTGTAGTGCAGCCGGTGACGTGGTTGGACATCCTCACGGATGAAACCATCACGTTCGACGATCGTTTGGACAGATGGGAAGCGTTCGTATCAAACCTTCCGCCGCAGGAGTGTCCGCTGAAGCACACGTTCCCGGAAGGGATGTACGTGCGCGAAATCTTCATGCCGGCCGGTTCGATCGTCACCAGCCGCATCCATAAGTTCGACAACCCGTTCTTCATCACCAAAGGCAAGGTCACGGTGGTCAGCGAGAACGAGGGGTGCGTGACGTACACGGCGCCATACTCCGGCATCACGAAGCCCGGAACCCGTCGGGTGCTGCTGATTCATGAGGACACTGTTTGGACCACGGTTCACCTGAATCTTGATAACAAGAAGGATCACGAAGAGCTTTTGAACGACCTCACATACGTGAGGCAAAACCAATACTTACCATGTCATTCGTAGCCACAGCAGTAGTCGGAACAGGCCTCGTTGCTAGCGGCGTTGGTGCCGCAATGGGTGCCAATCAAGCCAGCAAAGATCGCGCTGGCGCTCGCGGCGTGGCAAATATGCCTGGCCTCGACATTCCCGCCGCTGTCGGCGAGGCGGAGCAGCTGACGCCACGCACGCGTGAGCTTGAGGCGCAGAGGAACGCATTTAACCGGGCGCAGCTTCTTGAGTCGCTAGGGATTCAAGTTCCGGGATACCAAGAGGCGCAAACTCAGCGGACACAAAATGCCATGGCTTTGCTTCGCGGAGAGCTTCCGCCTGATGTCGCGGCTCAAGTGCAACGTCAGGCTGCTGGCAGGGCGCTGGCCGGTGGCTACGCTGGAAGTCAAGCCGCTCGAAACCTGACTGCACGCGATCTTGGTCGCACGTCGTTGGCGTTACAGCAGGCGGGCGGGCAGCAGTTTGCCAACATCCTTGGCACTACCCCGCTGGCTCCGCTGGCTAACTACGAGTTCACGCCGCAGATGATTGCCAACATCCGTGCTGACGAACGCGCTAAGAAACAGGCCGCGCTACTCGGCTCATACAACATGGCTAGCGCAGGTGGCGCTGGCAGTCAGGCGCTTGGTTCGCTTGGTTCCGGGCTCACCAACCTTGGGTTTAGTGCGTTGGGGTCTGGTGGATTTGGAGGTGCCGGTGGTGCCGGTAGTGGCGGAAATTGGAACTCTTCAACTGGAATGCCGACTGGCTACGGCCGTGAGGGACTACTCTAAACGATTATGGCAAACCCCTTCTCAGGACTCGAAAACATCGGGCAGTCGTACCTCGCAGGCGTGCAGCTGGCGAATCAACGCCAAGCGCGTGAGGAAGCAGCGGCGCAACGGCAGGAAGAGGCGCGCATCCGGCAGGACTATTACAACCAGCTGGGGCAGGAGCGTCAGGCTGCGCTTCAAGAACGTCGCCAAGCGCGCATGGACCAGTTTGCATCCCTGTTTGGTAGAAACCTCAAACTGACACCAGAGGGGGATGTTGACATCCCGGCTTCCGCGCTTGCTCGCGACCGATCAATTCAAGAAGAGCAACTAGCCGCCGCAGAGGGAGAGCTTGGTGCTTTGTTTGGAACGCAAGCACCGCTTTCACCAGAGGTCATCTCAAGCCCAGCCTACCAGACCGGAAAACTTCGCGGCACGGCGAAACGATTAGCCCAAGAGAAGGATCTGACTGCGGCGATGATCCGGCGCGGGTTTATCCCTGCCGATCAAGAGCAGGACCGCGAGCTTCCAGACGAAGTCAAAAACCAAATCGAAGACATTTCGACTCCTGACATTTTTTCTGGCGAGGTCCCTGTCACTGCTGCGCCCACCCGTCCAGGCGCGCCCATGGGTGGTGGCCAACGAATGTCGTTCGGTGGGAGACAGTGGATTGCTCCTACGCCTACGCCTAAGAAGGCGGAGAAGGCGGGGACCATGAAGTACACCCTTCCGGGAGGCGAAGAGGTTTCCATTGATCTCTCGCCAGAAGCTGCCCGCGAGTTGCAAGTCAAACGTTTGGCTTCTCCAGATCAGGAGCCGGATTTATTTGCCGACATCGACGCTGCGCAACAGCAGCTGAAGAAGCTGCGCGTAGGTGGCCAAAAAGATTTCAACCTCAAACGCCTTGACGACGGCACCGTCAAAGTCGTTCCCGACGAAATGTTTTCAATCGGCAGAACTGCCGCTGAAATCCAAAAAGACCTGGAACTTGAGCGCAAAAACCGGGAGCAAATACTGAAGGAGTCTAAAACAATGCCTGGCCCTGAAGCTGGCATCCAACAAGGGACCAATCGAGTTCCTTCAGTTGCACCAAACCGCGTCATAGACTACCGGCAAATTCCGGGATTACCTCGAATTGGGAGGGCTTCGACCAACGCTCCAGTGGTTGCCACGCCTAGGATGGCGGTGAATTCGCTTCAGCCGGCAAGCCCTGATTCAAGTGAGTCGCTTTCCGAACTGGATCCAGAAGAACTCAGACAGGCCTTGCTTGAAGCTCGATCCGCCGGGATTGATCCAGCTGCGCTTGGGCTTGAACTCAGAGGCGCTTTGAATCAAGCCGGGGTTCCAACCGCAGCTGGAACTAACTCCCTGCCATTGGGATTGTCTCAAGAACAGTTTGACGCAATTCTGAGTTTGCCGCGTGGCCGTGCGCCCGTGGAACTTTAACCTACCATGGCAATCGAGATCGACTTTGGACGCGAGCTTGGCCGGCTGGCGTTTCCTGACGACGTTACTGACGAACAAGCTCAGTCTTACGTCCGCGAAAATTACCAAGCAATCCGGCAAGGTTTAATCGCTAAGCGCCAAGAGCAGTTAACCGCCGAAACCGAAGCCGAGGAAGCTGCGAAGTTTCGCGCTGGTGAGTACGGTACAGTTGAGACTGCGCTCAACACTCTCTCTGAGTTACCGCGTGGGGCGCTTGAGGGAATCGGACAAACCGCGAAAGCCTTTGCCAGAACCTTTGAGGCTGGCGATCCGTTCACTGAGGCACCGTTCGAGCAACAACAACGCTCGGCCACTCAAAGCCCAATCTTCAAGGCTGGCCAAGCTGTTCAAGAGTTTGGAAAGGAAACCTACCCTGGCTTACCCGGCGTGCGAGAGTCCATACCCGCTCAAATCATGGGTGGAATCGGAAGCACGGTTTCTGTTCTTCCAGCTGCGGCAATCGCTGGACCAGCTGGTGCTCTAAGCGGAGGTATTGCATACGGACTTCAAGCAGGTGAATCGGCACTTGATGAGGCTGATACTACGATCAACCGTCGTATTGCCGAGGCACTGGCCAACCGGCAGTACGATGTCGCTGCGGATCTTCAGGATCGCCGTGAGCAGATGAAATATGGGGCGTTTGTGACGACCGCACCCATTGGCGCTGTCACTGAAGGATTGTTAGGCGCAGCACCCAAAGTTGTTCAGCGTTTCGCCACCGGTCGAATTGGTGGACTTGGAACGCGGCTGGCCGAAAGGTTGGTTCCTAAGTCCGCAAAGTTTGAAAGGAAGTTCCTTGGAGTCACAGGTGCTGAACGTGTCCGAGGTGCTGTCGAGGCGCTAGCAACTGAGGGCGTCCAAGAATCAGCCGAGCAGCTTGGGGGAAACATTGCCGCAGCTGCGGTGTACGATCCGGAACGCGGGTGGCTCGATGGTGTTGCGCAAGCTGGCTTCATTGGAGCCGCATCTGGAGGCGCTGTTGGCGGTCTCGTTGGTTCACGCCGAAACGCCAACCTAGCCAATGCTGCGGCTGAATCGCTTGGAGGCGATCCTGCAAACCCTCTGCCGCGTGCCAACGCCACCGTGGCCGGGATGGAGGATGAGCTTACTTCTGACATCACTGAAGAACTCGGTGGCATCAATGCCGGAGGTCCGCCGTCTGGTCCGATTCGGATCCAGCCCGAGCCCACGATTCCTGCCGCTGTCGAGGAGGCTATTGCACCGCCGGCGGAACCTCCGATTCAGGAACCGATTCAACCGGTTGAGACTGGTCGAATTACCCAAGAAGCGTCGGATCTTCTTTCAAAGGTTGATGCCGGTGGCGTTCCAGTAAAGGCGGAGGTGGTTCCAGCGCCTGCCCCCGCTCCTGCAAAACCTCGTTCTACAACAGGTTTGGCTGAGATTGGTGAAATGGGCGCCGCAATAGGTGAAAACCTGAGGGAGGCGTTGTGGAATGCGTTCTCGACCGGACAGGGTCCTCGGATTGCGCTTGAAGATTCGGTTGTTAAAAACGCAAAGGTTGTTGCCGAAAAAACCGGAGCGACCATTCAGAAAGCTGATTTCCTTACGTTTGCTGATGAGTTTTCAAAGGCCGAAAGCCGAGAGGAGAAAATTGCTGCAATGCAGCGTTTGGCAAGCAAAGCGGCGTCTGCGCTTCCCCCTGCCGAACCAACCCCGGTTCCTGCACCCAAGCTGGTTGAGCCGACCAAGAAAGCGGCCGAAGAAGAACTCGAATCGCAGATCGTTGAGGCAACGGCCCAGACCGTTCGTGAAGACCGGTCTGCCGGAGTGGATCCGAACGAGACCTACGATAAGCTGACCCAACGGTACGAGGAGCAGCCGCAGTTGGGGACTCGCACTGCGTCCAGCAAAACTGCGCAGGCCTACTCGACCCCGCCGCCCCTGGCCTATCTGGCTGGCATTCTGGCGGATGTAGAGGGAGGTCAACGCGTGGCTGAGACGACTGCCGGAAACGGAATGCTTCTGGTCACGTCAGATCCGACCAAGCAGGACATTCTTGCCAACGAGTTGGACCCGAATCGCCGCACCCGCTTGGAGCGTTTCATCGGCAAGCCTGCGACCGGGCTCGATGCGGTGAGCCAGGAGTTCTTCAACTCACTGGATTCGGCTCAGCCGGATCGCGTTATTATCAACCCTCCGTTTGGCGCTCGATTCATCGAAGGCCAAAAGGAGTCGTTCCCGCTTTTCAGGAGCAGCATCAAGCGGGCGCAGACATCGAGCATCGACCTCGCCATTGCGCTAAACACGCTCGAAGCCATGGCCCCCAATGG